CAAAATATCGTGTATAATGTGGATATGTTCCGTGTTTAGTTCAAAGTCTGGCGAACTTAATTTAATTAAGGTGAAGGTCTTTTCTCTATTGTTCATTTCCAAACCTCTCCTGTGCCGATGTATTGATGCTTGTTGCCGTCATAGCCCTTGAACGTGATAGAACATTGAGACACTGTCGGTCCCTTTGCCCAGTCGACAATACGAGTACATAGCCCATAGCNACNAGCACAATCACGCTAATAGCGATTACNNCTGACCATCCATCTGTAAAATATGATTCGTTCATNTTTAGCNTCCATAAATTTACTCTTCAACAAAGTTCATCCAGTTATAAACAATCCGTTTAAAGTCATCTAATGAGCTTCCCCACTCTTCCATCTCTCCGCTAGGGNGAAGCCTNTGGATAAGATGCACTTCNGTCTGCTCGTTGTCTGAATGCCCNGTTACAATCAGCACAGTAAACCCTGATATNTCTGCCAATGCTTTCAGCAATATCATTTGTCCCTGACTGATTGATTCGTTTAAACGCTTCCATTCACCTATCAAGAAATAACCNTTGCGTTCGAGAACCATGTCGATATTTGACGGTATCTTCTTATCAAGAACATCCGNNAAAAANGTGAAGTCAACATGGGTTGCGTACTTGTTACGCATATCAATCCTTGCCGTGNGNNTGATAGACNGCTTCTATTAATCCAATGTAACCGATAGCATTTTCAATTACATTCATAAGTCCTCCTTTAATTCTCTTCGTCTTCAACACATGAGCTGTAGTTATCAACTAGTATCTCAACTTGCGTAGTAGCTGCAAGGTGAAGAACTTCGTCTTGGTCTGTTGTGCAAATGGAATACATGCCATCAATTTTATGGAAGTTAAGAATGGTGTTGTTTAAACATGGCACCATAACTCTCGTGTTCCTAGGCACGTTGTATAAGGACATAACCTTTCCCATCACATCCTCTTTCCGCAAGGCCAGACTTGTGACAAAGCACTAACAACAAGATAGTTTGCAGGATAGTTTCTATGCTCAGGGGTGTTTCGCAAATGCCGTAACACAATGTCTGATACCTGACCTGCGGTGATGTTTCCACCATCATCAGGTGTGCATATAGAGCTTCCCAAGTGAGCATCAAAAACCCCCTTTACATATCCCAAGCCAACCATCCTGCTCACTAGCTCGTGCGACGTAAGACCTGCATACAAGCTGTTGCCTGTTTCAAAATTGGCCATAGCCACGCTAGGTAAAAACAATGCTGCTACAATAAGTTTTTTCATTTTCTCATGTTCCTTTTTAGTATCACTTGGTTAGAATTAAGCACAAGGTCAAAGAACTGACCAAATATCGTAGTAAAGGCATCAATAGCAATCTTAGGATTATCCAAAGGTGCAGCAGGATTGCCCCAAACGTAGTCATCAAACACCATGATTCCTTTGTGTTTCAGTAAAGGAAATGACATGCAGGCATCAGTTAAAACATCGTGTGACTGATGAGAGCCGTCAATGTAAATCAAGTCAAACTGTTCATGTCCTCCATCGTTTAAAAGCTTGGCAAGATAGACAGAAGACTTGGATTGATAAGCTTCGATAGATATATCTGGGCGCTCTTCGCAAGCAAGTTTGATATTGTGTTTAAACCTATCAATAACCCCGGTCATGTCTTGAACGGTATGTTCTTTCCCTCCCGTCCAAGTATCTACGCACACAATCTTTCCGTCTTCATTTAAACGTTCGGCAAAGTAAACGGTGCTTCTGCCCTCGTAAGAACCTATCTCAAGCACCATCTTTAGTTCGCTTACCTTTTTCAATACCTCGTCAAGGTGCCTGATGTTGAAGCTGAACCAGTCTTTTGTGTATATATAACTCATAGCTGCTCCGTTCCCATTTTTTGCAGGTCACCGCTAAATACATAGCTGCCAGTGTGGGTCAGCTTAAGAAACGGATTCATGTAAAGTTTGCCGCCAATTGATTTCCACATATCGCAGAAACCATAGTCTTCTGATACATAAACCTTCTTACCACTGACACCGGCAGGAAAGAAGTCATAGGCAGTAAACACACTGCCATCGTCTCGGTGCTCGGTGTACTCACTGGCAACAGGTTTAAGCTGCTCGAATACAGACTTGTGAATCAGCATGAATCCGGTGCCAAGCTGTTTCACCTCAAGCATGCCATCCTCATCCGGAGAGCCGTCTTGGTCGTTGTTAAGCAGATTGAATACAAAGTCCCCAGTGTAGTCCTGCAGCCTTTCCTTGCCAGCCAGAGCAGCTTTCCTAACCGTGTTCCAGTTGATTCTTTTCTTGGGATACACACCACCGCATAAATCTCTGTCAGCTAATAACAATCGCAGCACATCTATTTCACGAAAGCCTATATCAGCATCTATAAAAATCATGTAGTCCATGTCAGGGCGCTCAAGGAAAGACTTGGCAAGTAAGTTTCTACCACGAGGAATCAGAGACTCATTGCACAGAGATTCAACGTAGTAGCTATAGCCCAAGTCCTTCAACATAATCACAAGCCTTGAAAGACTCAGCGCATAGTCTCCGGTACACATGCCGCCATACATAGGGGTAGCAATCATTACACCTACAGGCTTCTCGGCATTTTGTTTACGCACCTCTTCATAAACTTCATTCAAAGTTTTTTTCATGATGCTTTCCTCGTTGTTTGGTCTTTTGCTTTTTTTGGCTCACCAAATGCGGTCAACACATTCTCTTCGTACACAGCCCTTCTGTATTGATAGTTAATCAATCTGTATGCGTTTGGCATAGCATCATCCCCGGCAAACACATTAAAAAGGAACTGCTCTTGCTCAGGGGTTTCTGGTATCTCAAAAACATTCCAGCCAATTTTCTTCAAGATTTTTTTAAGTTTGCTAAACATGATTTGCCTCCATGTACTCCCTCTCAAGCTTGTCCGTAAGAAGCTGGAGTATTGAATCTCCCGACGGCATAACAATCTGCATTTCTTTAAGATTGGAAGCGATTTGTATCGCAGCTTTAATCGCATCGTTGTAACCAAGGGCATACGGGTCTTTGTCTCCGTTTAAACGTATACGCATACCTTCTCGCATAATTGCCGTTGCTGGCTTGTTTGCACGTAATGCGTAATCCTTAAGCATCTTCAATTCCTTCGGTGCCATATACTACCATGTAAGGAACAAAAATCTCATCTGCTGACTTTCTTCTTTTTCTAGAAAGGTTCATCTTTTTCTCTCCATTGGTTGTATTCCTGTAGTAGCTCGTCAAATGAATCTTGAGCAGACTTCAATCCATTAAGTGCTGCCCTTGTTTCTATGCCGCAATACTCATACAGGAACCGGATTGCATCTGGCTCTGACTTTGCAATGCCGTGTATTTCGTTTAGGTAAGCCTGAAACAATCTGTCTCGGCAAAGCATGCCTGCCTTCTGCACACGATTTGATACAGGGACTGGTGTCTCGTCGTCGTTTATCCTGACCATCGCTACACCGTACCTTGCCCCAACAAAATCTCTGAGCAGCTCCTCTGGGATTTCATCGGGGTGTATTTTTATCGTAAGCACATAGCCTGTTGCGTCCTGCTTGAGCGCAACCTTTAGCCCCTCAAACTGCATGGCGCTCATTGCTGTGTTTCCTTAAGCCCCGCTTGCACCTCAAGGTAAGAGATGACAGCCTTGTAACCAATAATTTGGTGCTGAAGCTCTGCAATTTGCAACTGTAGATTGGCATCAATTAAATTTTCGACTAAATTTTCGACTGGGATTTTTACTCCATCAATAACAACAGCAGAAGCTTTTTTTCCTGCTGGTCTCCCACGTTTTGCTTTTGTCATCATAATCTCCTAAAAAGAAAGCCTACTCGCTGCACTGTTTACGACAAATGCCATATAGGACTTATATCCATAAATAAACAGAATCTGCTTTCAGCTGTTTAAACTGCATTTAAACCTTCGCCATTTGCTATATGCCACTCATGATGATGTTCTGAGCAAAGCCATCTAATGTTTAATGGTTTTGCATAATCATCATGGTGTGCATGTGAATTTTCTTTTCCACATATTTCGCATGGCATTCTAAAAAGCTTTTTGTCTCTTATTGCGTTATTAACAATGCGGTGAGATTTGTATTTGTTTGGGTACTTTCTTCTGTACTCCTGCAAATACTTAATATCCTGCCGATTCCCACGACTTCTGTCATAAGCAAGTATCCTTTCTCGTGCATCGCTAAAATGCCTATGGTTGTGAACATCTTTTTTAGCGCACGTTTTACATTTATTAAGATGCCCATCAGCCATCATCTTGTGCTTATAAAACTCACTTAATGGTTTTTTAATCCCACATTTAAAACAGGCTTTCATTTTTGTCTCCATATATTTTACGTCCGTGGAAACATACTACTTTAAAACGGACTTAGTTAAAAGGGATATCGTCGTCCATATCTTCAACACTGCCACCGTTATTAAACTCACGCTTTGGCTGGTCTGTTTGCTGCATAGGAGCAGAGCCAGAAAGCGACAGGAACGTGCTGCCAGACTTTGATTGCTTCTTCCATCCAGCCAATCTAACCTTAATCGTGCCATCAGGTTCTTGAACAAAATCCCTCAGCGTCAGAATGATTTCACCACTATAGTCAGGTGCCTTCGGGTTCTTCTTTACCGCTTGATGAAACAAAGCACCACTGTTTTTGTACTCAGCCATGATTACTCCTCGAATTTACTTTTGATTTCAGAAAAAGCTGCTGTGAGCTTGGCATAGCCCTCAGCATCTGCTGTTTTTAACTCATCTATAGTCTGCTGGTTGTTCTTCCAGAGACTGGTCAGGTCTGCTTTGTTTGCAGAAGCTTCGCCCCACTCAATCATTTTCTCTACAAACATCCCAAGGTCTTGCTTCTCAGCAGGCTCCTCTTTCTTTGGCTCTGCTTTCTTAGGTTCTGCCTTCTTTGGTTCTGGTGCAGAGCTACCTGTGGTTGCATCCAGAGCGTCGTGCTCGACGATTTCGAGGGCAGCTACCCAAAGGTATCGACGGATGTAAGTTTCGACCGCTCCGAGGTTCTGCACAGGGTGACAGCCCTTAAGATTTGCCTCTGACATAGGTGAAAATATAATGATGCGCTCGTCGGGCTTCTCGTTATTGATAATGCTCATGGTGGCAACATCTGCCTTAAAGGTGATAATCGAGGTCAGTCCCAGCTCATCAAATATATTGATAGCAGGAATGATGAAGTCCCCAAGTTCAAAGTAGTAGTAACCAGCAAACTTGTTATGGCCAGACTTCTTAAGTTCCTGAGAGTGAAACTTCTTCCTTGCTGCGTTTAGTTTTTGATAGACGTTCATGCGTCCTCCTGTTGTTGTGAATTAATCTCTGCTTGATACTGACTGCACCACTGATTGACACCGCAGTAGTTGCCTGAGCATCTCACTGCTTCGCCCTTCCGTACTTCTACAAAGCCTTTCTCTTTTTCTGCCAAGGCATCTGCTTCTTCCTTGACTTCTAATACTCGTATCGCTGTTTTTCTGCCCTCCCTTTTCACGGCGTAGGTTGTTGGCCTCAACCAGCGGTCTTCATCGCTGCATAGAGGTAGGTCTTCACTCCAGTCAGCCTTTACCTTGGCCTCACGGTGTTCATGGATTCTGCTTCTTACATATTCATCGGTCTTCTCAAACGACCAGAGCGGCAGGTCTAATACTTGAATAGGGGCAGGTGGATAGTCAGCCTTTACCGAAGCTTCCCGGCGTGACCAATCACGAATCAGGGCGCATATCTGCACACCTTCTACGTTGATTTTCTTTTCCTTCTGAACCATCCATGCATAGATGTTTTGCTGGGCTTGCCAGTCCATCTTGTCCTGTCTGAGAGACCATGCACTGGTGAACTTGTAGTCCGTGATAATGATTCCGGTATCGGTAACCTTCTGTAAATCAATGGCACCAGACAGCACAACGCCATCCACTTCTGTGAACAGGCGTTCTTCTGTAACGTGACCATCAGTCTGCCCACGCTCTGCTACAACGTGCAGCGCAGAACCCATCATCGACCAGAGCATGTCAGAGACATCTTGCTCCATCTGTTTGTAGTGCTTCTTGCGTAGTATCTGAATTCTTGGTGCTGAAATAATTTCTGTAACACTGTAGTCAGCCTTCCCTTTGCTGTAGTATTCTCGATTAGCAAGGGAAACAAGTGTTTCTGGTACACCATACTTGTTGGTGATTTTCATATAGCCTCCGTGGTGATTTAATTAAATACTAGCGCGAACATTCTTACTATGCAAGCATTATCTTTTACTATCTATGGCGAGCCAGCAAGCAAAGCTAACTCACGCAAGCTGGTGTACATAAAAGGCAAGCCTTTGTTCATCAAGTCAGAGAAAGCTTTGGCTTATGCAAAGATGTTTAAACAGCAATGTGTGCGACAGAAAATGCTGGAATGTGATGTGTGTGTAGAGATTAAAATCTACTATGCCAGTCGCAGGCCAGACTTAGATGAAAGCTTGATACTCGACTTACTTCAAGATGTTGCCTATCTGAACGACAGGCAAGTTAAGGAAAAGCATATCTACTGGGGACTGGATAAGACTAACCCAAGATGTGAGATAAAGGTTTCTGAACTCCAAGCCTGATTAGTCAGTGTTTTTTAAATTGCTTCGCCAATCAGTAGAATCCCAGTTGCCTTTACCATGATTGCACACCTCGCAAAGCACTTGCAGATTGTCTAGAACCAGAGCTAATTCTGGATGAGTTTTTCGGGGCTTAATATGGTCAACGTTTATTTTTACGCCATCTTTTGCAGATGCTCCACAACATTGACATCTTGCGCCATGAAGTTTCAATGCCTGCATCCTAAGTTTTCTCCAGTCATAAGTAAGCAGGAATTCATTGCCACTCACTGAAGTAGAGCTAAAAGTTTTAGCTCTTGTGTTTTCTTTGACTGGATGTTTAAACACATACTCAGTCATGTAATCTTTCATTGTCAGCAAAAATGCCCTAGTGCTAACGCCGTCTTGTTTTTTGAAGCCAAGAGTTTTTAACCCATCAATTGCAATATCAAAAGGCGAGATACCAGATTTAAATCTGTACCCAAGAACTGCGTAGTTAAATTTGAAAGCAAGTCTTTGTGATATTGCTTTTCTTTTTTTCTTCATTGAAGGTCTCTTTATTTGTTTTAGGCAGGACTGCCCAAGGGTGAGAGGTCTTGACTCCCGCCCAAGCAACAAGCTGTATCAGTGACAGCTCCATGCTCCGCATGACGTAGCGCTCTAGTCTATACAAAGTGGTATTTTCACCCCAGTTCTTTGCATATTGTGCAGTCGGTCGCTAAACCGCTGCGAGGGATTGTTAGCTAAGGTCATCGCTTCACCCTGTCTTTCCAGTGCATCAAGCCGATTCAAGCCAATCTATCGTGGCACTTACGACGAGCATAAAAAAACCAGACTGCTCGATTCTCTCTAGGGGGAGGTCTAGATTGTTAGCACCTTCCAGTTCGCGGCAAGAAGGTTAAACAGAGAACCGATGAGTCTGGCTTCTTCTCTCCGCGAAAGAGATGAACGCACTCTAGCATGAGAGAAAAATAACTGTCAAGAAAAAGGGAACCCGAAGGTTCCCTAAAAGACCACTGGGGTCAGTCCGTAACTGGAGGCTAATCGAGGTAGGACAAGAAGAATCATACCCAGACTCGCTTACAAATGCAACAACAAAAACACTTGTTCGTGTAAGAATGACAGAAAAATATAAAGCAGTGCTTTTACAAATTCTGTCCACAGCTTATCCACAGATGTGGTTAAATATGTTTAAACAATCAAGCAAATACAGTGCTTGCCATGCGATTTTGCTTAGTAGTAAACTGTAGCTTCATTCATATAACGACAGCTTAAAAGCGAGTAGGTTATGGCTAAACGAGATTACAAAAAAGAATACCAACTGCAAAAGAAACGTGGTGATGTAGAAGGTTTTCTCGAACGCCAAAAAGCTCGTCGCTTATATGACAAGAAAGGCATCGACCGCAAAGGTAAAGACATCGACCATATAGTGCCAATCTCTGCCGGAGGTAAGACCTCTAAAGGCAACTTAAGATTAAGGTCTAAGTCAGCAAACAAAAGAGACAACAAGAAGTAATTAACACACTGGAGGCTACCAAGTGAACGACGTTCAAGCATTAGTATTCTCGCTGCATGTTCAAGACCATGAACGTGTGGCATGTCCAAGCTGCTCCCCAACACGAAAGAAGTGGAACGCCAAAGAGATGTCCGTCACTAGGAAGGACAACGCTTGGGTCTACTTCTGCCATCACTGTGGCATCACAGGCAGCGTATCTTTTGATGAAAGACATTCATTCAACGAAAAAAGAATTCAACAGGAGCCAAAATTGTCAGCCGTCCCTAACCCAGAAATCGTAACGAGTGCGCTGACAGAAGCGCATTATCAATTCTTACAAACACGTGGCATATCAAAAGAGACCGCCGACAAGATGAAGCTCTTCGCTTCTGAGAAATGGTTTTCTCGCTTAGGCAAGCAGACTCAAGCCATAGGGTTCCCTTACTACAGAAACGGCGCTTTGACTGCTGCCAAGTACAGGGCAATCGAAGGCAAAGACTTTACGCAAGATGCTGGTGGCGCTCATGACTTCTTCGGCATCGACCTTGTTAATCCAGACCTACCAATTGTTATCGTAGAGGGAGAAATAGATGCGCTCACCGGTATTGAATGCGGCATTCCAAACGTCATATCTGTCCCAAGCGGTGCGCCAATCAAGGTCGCAGACGGAAAGGTACTGGCGTCAGAAGACAAAAAGTTCGCCTTCGTATGGAACGCCTTTGAGATTCTCGAAAAAGCCCCATACATCGTATTAGCAACTGATAATGATGTCCCCGGTCAAGCCCTTGCAGAAGAGCTAACCAGACGCATAGGCAAACACAAATGCCGAATTACGAAGTTCGATAAGAAAGATTTAAACGAGGTTCTACTAGAAGACGGTGCAGCAGAGGTCAAGAGAATCATTGAAGCAGCCGAGCCGTACCCAGTCGANGGGTTGTCTAACGTAGACAAATACGAAGACCGTTTAAACGAACTATGGACTAAAGGTAACGGTAAAGGATTCTCTACCGGCTATACAAACGTTGACCAGATTTATACGGTAGACCCTCTCACAGATGACGGTAGTCACAGGGTACCCAAGCTCAGGTAAATCTAATTTTGTTGACCAGCTCATGGTCAATCTTGCAAAGCAGCATGACTGGAAGTTTGCTATCTGTTCTTTTGAGAACCAGCCAGAGATTCATATCTCTCGCTTGATGGAAATGTATATCGACAAGCGCTTCTTTGAAGGTACGCACCGCATGACCGACGAAGAGAAGCAAAAAGCTTTCGACTGGGTAAAAGACCACTTCTTGTTCCTAGATTCTGAAACCGTCGAAGCAGCCACAATAGATTCTGTTCTAGACCGTGCCAAGGCAGCAGTAGCTAGAATGGGTGTACGTGGTTTAGTGATTGACCCTTACAACTATATCGACATCCGTACAGGTGACGGCTCAGAGACCGCTGCCATATCTGCCATGCTCACTCGTGTGCAGGCTTTCGCAAAAGCCTTTGGCATTCATGTATGGTTCGTAGCTCACCCAGCCAAGGTAACAAGGTCAGGCTCCGACCTGCCACGCCCAGACGGTATGGCAATCAGCGGCTCTATGGCATGGTGGGCTAAGACGGACTGCGGTATGACCGTGCATCGTGGGGAAGGCAAGAACGTTGAGATTGCAGTATGGAAGTGCAGATACAGATGGGTAGGCACTCAAGGCGAGACCACGCTAGAATACGATAAGATAACAGGCACCTACAAAGAATCGTATGACGACTTTTAGCACATGGATAATCGAAGACATCCTATCGAACACNAAAGACTTATACCGCAGCAAGCATGATGCTTANGTNGCGTTAAACTGGTACAGGAAGAACTACCCTGACTTNAAACTTGTTCTGAGAAAAGCAAAAGACGAAGAGATAAAGGGCGCACACTCAGACCTTCAAACNTACGTCCTTTGNTTAGTCAGAAAAAGACAACTCGTTTAAACGNNNTANCTNATGNATNTNAGCTAGTGCAACTTGGTATTAGAAATGTCTGTAATTTCTTGGTCAGCATAGACCGTTTTAATTGTTAGATAAGAATAATCCATCAGCTCTTTTTCGGTCATCTTATTAAACTTGCCAGCGCAACTAAGAAAAAACGCAAGCGCAGGAATAATCACGTCCATCCCTTTATTTTCAAGTGCGTCTTGAATCTCTTGGCACAGCTCAACGTACCGCTCAATTGTTTCTTTTTCTCTCATGTCTTTCATGTCTCTCTCCAACTAGTATCAATTTAAATAACCACTGATATAGGCTGCAGCAACTATGATGCACAGCCAGAACACAAGCTTATCTCCTAGGTCACTCATATTAACTCTTCCTTTAGTATCCATTTGACCAATTCCTGCCTATCGACTATCACATCTATCGTCCCATCGTTATCCTCCCACTTTCTCCATGCTTCACATATCGGGCATCCTTCTAAATAATCCTCCTCACATTCCGAGCCTACATATTTATCCATCTCTGATTCAGTCAGTGGCACTTGAATCACAATCTGTGTTGTCATTTTGTTCTCCTATAATTTCGTCTGGTACTTCTACTTCAAGGCCTAGTCTGCTTTCCACGTAGCAGCGCATTGCTGCGACTAGTGGAGTTTTTGCCCACATTTCATAATCACCGTACATTTTTGCCTCCCAATTGAAGCCCTCAGTCCACAGGGATATTCCTTCTCGTTCAATAATAGAGCCAGCAAACCCCCAGTTTGTTGATGGGTTTATATTTGCAAGAGGAGTGTGATTTGTTTCTTTTTTCATGTACAAAACTTTTCCAGATTGCCCCATTAAGACAGCAAGCTCCCAGCCTTCCAATATGCCAACTGCATAGTTCAATGCTTTCCCAGTCAATTCACTTGTCTTGATTTTCATAATCTTCTCCAAAATGTTTTTGAATAGCCTCTCTACAAGCAACTGCGCCTTCAAACATACTGCCTTCCAGCTCTGCAGTTCTGGCGCATATCTCTTCACATTCTTTAACAATCAACTCGGCAAACTTTTCTATAAAGTCATCCGTCCTTATTACATTGTTTTCATAGTTTCTGCATAGCGGATACGCTTGTGATTGCAGCTCTTTAATCCTTCTGTTCATATCAATCACCTCTCGATAATCATGTTCAAAGTTTCNTCTGCACACAAAAATACATTACCCTCAACGTCAGGAATAGTTTGCTTGTTTAAACGTAAGAAGTTTATGCCGTGCTCTTCTTGGTTCATGTCAATGTTGAAGTACCAATCAGCATTAAGCTTCAATGCCAGCGGCTTGCTCTTGAACAGCACCGTATAGATGCCGTTCTCGTAATCTACAACGAAGTCTCCATCACTGAAAACCTCAACCTTGTTTATTCTTTCGATGCACATGATGCCTCCTCAATAAGCCTGCAGAGTTCAATGGCATGTTCCTTAGATAGCGTGATGTCAAAGCGCTTCTGCAGCCCATGTGGGTCGACAGCGCCTGACCAGCGTGACTGAAACTTGATATATACGTGGTCTCTTGGGTACTGCGTCTCACCTACGGACACGACGATGTCGTAGGTCTTGTTAATGGTTAAAGTTTTTTCCATGATTATTTCCTTAGAGTTTTTAGAAGGTGGTTAAAGGCGGTGCCTGTCAGATTGTTTACGTCTGATACATTCACGCCGTGGCGGAAGCACTCTGTTACGTCAGGGGCATTGATGCCGATAGCAATCATCTTCACGTTCAGAGTGTCTGCTATTTTCTGCAGATGCTTCATGTTGGGAACGTTGTACGAGTCAGCGTCAGTCAGCAAAAACAGCACACGATTGCTCTCTGGACGCTTAGACACCTCTTCAAGCGCAGAGTACAGCGCTGCATAGTCAGGCGTCCCGCCCTTGGCTGCACGATTTATAGCACCAAGCTTTGCAGCAGAAGCGTTTAAACTATCACCCCACTTCTTGAATCGTATGAATGCTGCCGACTCAGCGATGTGATAATTATCGCCGTCAGATAACATCTCTTTACCGCCCAGCCTTGAAGTAAAACCTGTTACAGAGAACTCGACGTCAGCCTTGTTAAAGATTTTGGCAAGATGAATCGCAATCTCTTGCGCTATGCTGATGCGAGTAGTGTATCCGTCATAGCATGAAGTCATTGATGCAGAGCAGTCGATAAGCACCGACACTGCAGCCCTCTCTGCCTCTTTCATCTCACGACGAGAGAACACGGCGGTCGAACCTGTAGCGAAGCGAGTCAGCGCACGACGGTCAAGCCTGCCTGACTCTTCACGACTAGACCAGCCTACCAAGTCGACAGACTTAAGCAGCCTGCGTATGTTGGCACTCGTAGCACCTAAGCCAGCAAGCTCAGTGCTTGCTATGCGCTCGTATACTGCCTGTGATTCTTGTTTGGTTGTGTGTATTCTCATGTGGAACTCCATATAATATCAACGTCTACCGGAGGGCGCACCGAGGGGCGCTCTAGCAGTTCATCAACGCAGCCGACAGTACTGTTTATCTTGTCAGCAATATGCGAGGACGGCTCGACCTCACGCTGTATGCCCTTGCCGCTACGCTTGCCGTCAGGTTTATCTGATTGCTCGCTACCAGCTTGGCCATCTTGGTCATCTTGGCCATCTTGCTGCTGTTGTTGTTGCTCTTGCTGTTGATTGTTTAAACGCTTATCAAGCTCGACAGCAATCTTGACTATCTCAGCAGTATCTTTTGCTGATTGAGCAGCATGCAGCGCCCATGTCAGGTCAGCCTGCCAAGGTGAAGCAGGAAGGATTGACTCGTATGCTATCTGATAGCCGTTAAGCCTGCGCCCCTCTACAGCAAGCACGAAGGGTATGTTGCAGAAGTCATCAGGTTGCACATAACCGCCCTCTGCAAGCACGGATGCCAGCAGGCTGTTGAACAAAGCCTTGCTGTTCGGCGCATAGCCTGAGTCGATGACCTTCTGCTCGATGCGTGGGTCTTCTAGGCCGTTGATAAGGCTGAACAGAAAGCTCTTACCTGCTGCCTCGTCGTTCCAGACCTTTGTGTCAGTGAACCACGCATGACCAAGCTCGTGAATCGCATAGGCTATCAGTTCGTTATACAGCGGAAGGCCTACAGGCTTGCTCTCATCAATGGCAGGGAAGAACACGGTAGCATCTACCACGTTGCCGTTATTGGTTGAAGAGATAGCAGCACTCCTACCAGACCAGATGAATTTTAGTTTGCCGAACTCGTTGCCTGATTGTTTAAACACACGTTCAAGCGTGGATTCGACGCCACGTTTTAAGTCGATAGCCAGCATGTACACCTCCTATATGATTTGAGCAAGCTCTTGCGAGTCGATAGTTGCAGCGAATACGCCATGCAATTCTGTGCTGCACTCTTCTGGGTACTTGTTCACGATAGCATTCTCGAACGCTATGCGAATCGGCAAGCCCTTCTGAATTGCTCTAGCCCATGCAAACAATTGACGCAAGCTTGGTGGCTGGGTCAGTAAGCCTGCACGAGCCTTCTCACGAGCCGTGTTAGCGAAGACTACGATACGCTGGGCTGCTTGTAACGACAGGTTGGTACGTGTTGCAATAAGCTCTGCCTCTTTATCAGCAGGCAGGTACTCGAACCGAATCGTATAACTGAAGCGGTCGATGAACGCAGAGTTTTGCTCACGCACACCGGCGAAGTTGCCTGACGTATCACCGAAGCCGTTGCTATTGTCAGCACCGAAGAAAGCGACATGCGATGCCACCTTGATGCGCTCACCTGTCTCGCTCACAGTCAGCGAACGATGCGGAGAACGCTCACACAGTGCATGCAATGCAGCCAGTGACTGCGCTCTTGCAAAACCTATTTCGTCCAGCAGTATCAGGGCACCTGTATGCGACACAGCCTTGGTGATGATGCCGCCCTTCCATACCACGGTACCGTTCTCGATAGTGTTGCCGCCGATGAAGTCAGCACGCTCAAGTGCCTCATCGAAGTTCACACGGAACAGCTTACGGCCTAGTCGTGCAGCAATCTGGTTGACGAACTCTGTCTTGCCTGTACCACGCTCACCAGCCAGCCATACGTTGTCCGGCAGTGGGTCGTCCAATGCAATCAGTGCCTGATGTAGTGCAGCAGGGTCAAACACGTAGTCGTTGACCAGCTCTGGTGCCTCTGGGTCAGACCACAACAGCACAGGCAGCGCACTAAAGTCGATGCCATCATAGACACAGGACTCAGCACCGAACACCTCACCAGCAGTGCTATTGATAACACTAGGCACCTCGGCAGCAATCGCCTCAAGCTCTTCGACAGGACGTGCCTTGCGGAACTGTTTGAAGCAGTCAGAGACTGCAGAGCGCACCATGGTATCAAGCTCAGACTTGTTGATAGTCTCGCCCTTCTTGGAAAGCTTGGCGTTAATTTTCTGTTCAAGACTGCCGAAGGTAGACTCAATGCTGTGAAGCTTTGCACGTACATCCGTGATTTCAATATCACGCAGCACACCTGCATGCACTAGGTTGCCTGTCCTGTTGGCCGTGTCATTCAAGACCTCGACAATTTTGTTCAGGTCTTCTGTCGCTGCTACAGGCTTGGCCTTGACTGGCTTGGTTGCCTTGACTATGTCCAGCGTGGTATACCCGCCGTCGATAAGGCTGGTCAAAGCGTCTACTGCACCGCTCTTGTCAGCCACGGTCTGGCCACAGTTCTCGGCTGCTGCAAGCAGGATGCCGAAGGGTAGCAGTGCGAGTTGGTTTGATATATTGCTCATGGTTTAGCCTCCAATGATTGTTTAAACAGTCTCTAGTTTTAGTTGATTGATTATGTTGTTGTATTTCTCAGACTGCCGAACGGCCTCGATGTCCGAAGGACTGACAGGCACAGAGCCATCGCCCCAGCGGTCTATGATTGACCAATTATCCCCAATAACATACACACCATTTTGAGAATTGTTACAGTCCAGCGTCTCAAGACACCCGATGCCAAGCGATGCACTGCCCTCGACACCGAAGAACTCATGAATCAGGCCACACAGCCTAGCCATGGCGTAGACTTCATCCGAATCTGGGTTGCGATAGCCACGGTCACGAGCAGCGTCCAGAAACGCCACGACAGACTCAAGGCCACCGTTCCAGTGCAGGTATATACCGAAGCCCTCGGTAGTTGTTGATGTAGTTAAGACAGCACGATTTCCCATGATTTTTCTCCTCGTTTAAACATTACTGTGTAAATTGCACGTTGCAGGTAGGGCAGACAGGCAAGCCCACGTCAGCCCAGCGCTTGGTCAGGCGTATCGTATAGCCACAGCTTGGACAGTGTGCCTTAAGCATGCGAGTAGACTGCACCTTAGCCTTTGGCGGCACGTTAAGTGCTGCATGTGGATAAGCACCCAGCGAATCAATGACCGGCTGGAAGTTGGTACGGAAAGCGTCACCGATAACGGTAGCAGTCACCTTGCCCTCTAGCCACAGGCCACGCACCAGTGCAGGGAAGCGACCACGATGACCGTCACCGTCAGTCGCAGCATGTGCAAGCTCATGCACCAGCACACCGAAGACCTCGAATGGGTCATCTTCTATCGGGCTGATGAAAATCTCATGCGTAGCGTCAGCGGATGCGCTTGGTGACCAGTGCTCACCGATAGTGCGGCACTTACGGCCACGAGCGTTCTGGCTTGGAAAGCCACAGGTCACTCGCACCTTGTCTGGTAGTGGATGTCCCTGCTGTTTAAACAGTGGACGAAGTTCTGCAACAGCGGCGTTAAGCCATTCTTCTCTAGTCATTATCGTTCTCCTCTTCGTTGTCTTCGTCTTGCGGATACAGTTCATCCGCCCAAAACTCTAGTACATCCCAGCTCACGCCTATGTTGGCGTCGTGTTTGTTTTCCACGGCACTCAGCACATTCATGGCTTCGTTATCGTTAAGGTCAGGACGTAACGACTGCACGTCGGCAATGTCCCATATGATTGCTATTTGTCTGTTTGGGTTAAATTTATTCATGATTAGCCTCCTGAGTTTAAACTCGGTTGAAATAGTCGGTGCGGATGTCTTCTGGCCTGTACTCAATGCTGCAGTCCAGCAGTGCATCAGCGTATGCGCCAGCCAGTTTGGAAATGACTGTGCGTGATGTCGTGTTATTGATTACGCCGTACCGCTGCAAACGGTCGACAAGGTTGAAGAAAATGTCCTCGTGTTCTAGCGTGTGTTCTTTCATGATGCCTCCTGAGTTTGATAGTTAAGCAGCCAGCATGACATCAAGCCAAGCCTGCCCTGAATGGTGCAGCACGAACTCTGCGCTGCCCTTGGTGCCTTCTTTCACGTCGTACCTGCTAGGGATGAAGTTGCCGTAGTAATCACGAGCGCTATGCTCACCCAGCAAACACAGGCCTTCTTCGATAGCATGCATCATTTCACGGCCATAAGAGCCTTGCAGCGCCCACAAGCCTGAGTTGATAGCCCTCTGGATAGCAGCAAAATGCTCTTCGCTGCTTGCGTCTTCGTTTGATTCGATAGTGTCGATGTCTTCAAGTGTAAGCATGATGTAGCCTCCTGTTAGCGGTTGTAATGTACTGGGCGTTCATACCTGCCCTGATTGTCACGGTAGATGCTGACGTAGTGACCGTAGCGTGTGCCGTTGTCGTAAGTGTAGGAAAAGGTCTGGCCGTATGCTATCGGCTGGAAGTGCAGCTCCCAGCTCTCTTCAAGCTGTTCAGCAGCCAGAGCGTTGGCCAGTGTGGGAAAGAAGTTTTGCATGATGTAATCTCCGATGCGGTTGAAACAGTCAGGGACTCTCAGTGAAAGCCCCTTGCTGTTTAAACAGCCAGCACGATAGTGCCGTTGTCGTACCATTCCCAGTAGGTGCCGTGCTGCTTCGCCCAGTCTACTAAGGTTTGGCCTACTTCCAATGCGTCAGGGTCTGCTGCGTCATCACCATGCTCGGCGCTGACAAAAAGCAGGCCGTCACGGACGAAGGACTTCGGTGCAGTCTGTGTTACTTCGATGTCACGAAGCTCACGATTCCAAGTGTAACGATTGACCAAAGGCAGTGAAGCTTGAAGCTGTTCTATGTTCATGTTGTATCCTCGGTTAAGAGACTAAGCCGTCTCAGGCTGCACGCTCATAACATGCAACCGGTGAAAGCTTGTTGGGTTCTATTGTTTACGGCTACCCAAGCCGCTCCTCTAGCCCCTTGTGAGAGCATCCCATTGTCTGTGCCACATAAGGCACTCGCTCCGGAGTCCGACAATATACTGTGCCGTTCAGTGCAAACGCAGGTGCCATAAGGCTGGCGAGGCAAACCCACTCGCTGGTAGATGTCCGTTTGCTGCATCCACAACCCGAACTTTACAGATGTTTAAACTAACGTGCAAGTATTTTATTTCTGTTCGTGCAAGTATTTTAATTACTGTTGTAAAGATGCAACACCGAGCCGGAAGCCTTTACGACTGGGCAGCCGAAGGCAGACAGTTTGAGAACAGCACTTGCGTTAATATGTTTAAACTATGACAATACCAAAACCAATAGAAACAATTCATGAGCAGATATGCGAAGGGATACAGATATGGACAGAGACAAGCTTATAGCCCAGCTGGAAGAGAATGAAGACACGGAAGACAATGCCGATTCAATTAAGAAGTACATTGACGAACTGCCTACTAGTGCGCCGATGAAAGCCCCGACTAGTGCGGCAGATAGCGAAGCGATACAGGCAGCGGTTGTAAAGACTACAGAGAAGAAGACCAAGACAGGTAAGGTCTATGGTGCCTCAAAGCACCTAGACGATAAAGATAGCAGGATGACTGTAAGGATGAGACAGTTTGCTAGTAATTATCAAAGAGGGATGACACCAGTCGAAGCGTACAAGGCTGCTTACGTGTGCCGCAATATGACTGACGCTAGCATATGTGGTGCTGCGAACAAACTCTTGAATGACGAGAGGGTGCAGAGGCTGCTACAGGTCACGACCGAAGCCGCCACAGAAATGCTGATAGATGACGTGGTTGCTGCTAGACGTTTCGTTATGAAGGAACTGATTAGCCATGCTAAGGAAGGTAAGGCAGAGAACACCAAGCTCAAGGCGCTAGAGCTTATGGGCAGAGCGGTCGGCATGTACACAGATAAGGTAGAGCAGAAGACAGAGGAAGTGAACATTGATAAGCTCAAGGCAGAGCTTAAGTCTTCACTGAACCTGCTAGACCTAGGCGGCAAGGTAACACCTATCAAGAAGCGCAGTGCCTAACACAGGCAGTGTATGANTGTAATGTATGTACCACGAATCGCTGGGAGCCAATAGCCGTGCGGTTTCCAGCAGGGTGGCTTCGTTTAAACAGCCCCACTCCGACCCCCACCGCCCCGCCACCCCCTGAATCTGAACGCGCCCCTCCCCCTCCCTATACGCTATAACCCACACATTCCATCACCTTCCCTTACCCAACACGAACGTTCTCACCCACCCTTGTTTGCTTTTCCTGAATGTTTATATTTGTTTTGCTTTCTATAGAAGCAGCTCGCTGCGTATGCGTAGCACCCCCCACCATATATATAAAAATTTACAGAGAAGCAGCTTGCTGCGTATGTGCAACATATATAAAAATTTCTGTACAAGAACACTTGTTCTTGTTTTATAATATCAGTGACAGAAATCCGTAAAGCACTGGTTTCTGTAATTCTGTTAAGTGCCAAATAGTGCCAACTAGTGCCAAGCACCTATTAGCACCACAGTTATCAATAGTGCCAATTGGTGCACAACCCTATAGGGTGCACCTTTTGCACTAACTGCACTAATTCTCAAAGGAGGATATATGGAAAAGTTTTGGATAATCGGGCGTGAAGGGGCTGAACCAGTGAAAAGGTACAAATCCAAGAATGAAGCTATCAGGGAAGCTGATGTTATGGCAAAGAAGTTAGGGGATAAGTATTACATTTTTGAGGCTTTGGGATATGTAGCGTTACCAAATACTCCAATCTACTACCATGAGTTAGATGGCAAGGTTGATATAAGTCAATTAGAACTCCCAGATAACTCTAAGTATGCTGGTAAATAATCTTGGAGGCTCTATGAAAAAGTTTTGGGTTGTTTGGAGAGAAGGCGGTCAGTCGCCAAAGGTGCAGCATGAGAGTAAGACTGCAGCAGTGTGTGAGGCGATGAGGCTATCTGAGAAGGAGGGGTGTGATTTCTATGTACTAGAGAGTGTTGGTCGTGCTGGTCGTCCAGAGATTCCTGTGAAGTATGTAGATTTTGAATATGAGAAAGAAATGTTTTTAAAGAAACATGGAGCATCAAGTTAATTAAGGAGAAAATCATGGCAGGTAACAGAAGCAGCTCGCTGCGTATAGGAGAAAATCATGGCAGGTAAACGTATTTATATTGTTGGCACTAAAGAGGGTGTCCGTTTGGTTAAGGCAACTGTTAGGCAGCAAGCTTTGACTCATGTAGCCAATTCTTTGTTTGAGATTCGTGTTGCTTCACAGGATGACTTGGTTGATGCTCTGGGTAAGGGTATTAAGATTGAGCAATACTCAGCAGAGCAGGAGGAGCTGGAGTTCGGGGTATGAGTAACCCATGTGTGCCATTTATTAGGGACTATGTCCCTAGCGTTGTGTTCTTTAAGGATGTCTTCACGCCTGAAGAATGCAAGAGAATTATTGACCACGGCAAGTCCCTAGAGATGATTGATGGCACAACCTCTAAGAAGAGGGCTAAGGATGTTAGGAATAGTCGTGTTTCATGGCTATGCCCTACCCCTGAGACTGAATGGTTCTATAGTCGCCTGTGCGGGGTTATTATCCAATCGAACGTCGAGTCTTTTCATTTCAAGATATTTGGTTTGATGGAAGGCATGCAGTTTACTGAATACAATGCCCCTGCCGGGCATTATGGCAAGCATATTGATAAGCGTATTAATGCGGAAGTTAGGAAGCTTTCTTTGAGTTTGCAACTGACAGACCCCTCAGAATATGAGGGTGGGGACTTGTTGTTGCATCTAGGAGATGACCCTGACAACGCCCCAAGAGAGCAAGGTTCGGTTACAATTTTCCCTAGTTATGTTTTGCATGAAGTCACCCCCGTGACTAGTGGAACGCGTCATAGTTTAGTGGCGTGGGTAACCGGAGAACCTTTTACATGAATGAACAAGAAGCGCTGCATATTAGTGCGACAAGGCATGCCCATAGCGAAATCGCAGATTTCAGGGCGGAAGTAATCTTTGGCAAGAAAATTACCAAAGAGCAGATAGACAGTTTGACCAGAATGATGTGGCTTGCCCATTACAATAGTTTTATCGAGGGCAATCTTTCCAACATAGAGCCTGTGCATGGCTTGCACGACGAATTCAACTGAAGGACGCAATGTGATACTCATCAAAGACGACATCCTCCCCAAAGACCAGCTTGAAGGTTGTTTGCATTGGCTAGAAAAAGCGAACTGGAAGTATGGCTGGAAGTCAGATAAGGCTGTCAGCTTCGGACATTGGAACGTAGATATTACCAAGACAGGCGCATTCAACACCACGGATATATCTAGTCGTCTTCCTGCAACGTTTAAACGTGTATGGGTATGTCGTTAATAACGAAGTGGGCGGTAGTGCCAAGCTTATTCGATGCTATTCAAATCGTCTATACCTTCGGTACAGAGGGCTATATTCATATCGACACCGACCGTGAAGAAGACCATACCTGTGTGATTTTTATGAACAAGCACTGGGAGGCCAACTGGGGTGGAGAGACCAATTTCTACAACCAAGATAAATCTGAGGTGACCCTGTCAATTCTTCCTAGGTTTGGCAGAATGGTCTTATTCCAAGGAGCCGTTCCGCACTGCGCCCGTGGTTTGACCAGAATATGTCCTGACGTTAGAACGACATTGATGTTTAAACTGGCATTTNACCCNAANAGTGTNTACCCAGCAGAGGTTNTTTTGATGGAATTCCTGAAAGAGGTAGGGGCTGACCGCAAGCCNCATAAGACAGGTAGCTTAATGGACCATCTTTTGAGGTGCTTTGAACTGATGAAACAGGTTGGTCTGGCTGATATATTGGCTCTGGCAGGTGGATTGCATTCTGTTCTAGGCACTAAATACTACAAGAATGGCTGCCTTCCTTGGGAAAGCACATTGGTTGAAGACCGATTCGGGGCTGAAGTGAACCGATTGGTTAGGATGTACGCAAACCTGAACGTTCCAGAGGACATCAGAGAGGGCAGTAATCTCTCAGAAGCAGACCAGTGGCTCATGAAGTGCATGGTTGCAGCTAACCTATATGACCAGAATGAACTCCATAAATACCCTGACATAGAGGAATTTGTAAAACAAATGACTGGAAACAGTTGACGAACGTTCTTATGAACGTTTAAACTTCGCTCACATATCGCAGGGTGGAGCAGTTGGAAGCTCGCTAGGTTCATAGTCTAGAGGTCGGGGGTTCAAGTCCCTCCCCTGCAACCAAGGAGTTTTTATGACTGAGCGACAACTATTGGTATTAGAGTTTATCAAGACGTACATTAAGGTGAAGGGCTTCCCGCCTTCATATCAAGATATTGCTACCGGACTCGGTATGCGTAGCCGTTCCAACATTCACCGGATAGTTCACGCTTTATGCGAAGAAAAAAGAATTAGCATCGACCCGCATAAGTTCAGAACAATCAAGGTTCGTGGTAAATGAGTCTTCTAACGAGAGACGAACTTAACCAATACATTGCGCTGCTTGACACGCTACCAGAAGGTTCTCCAGACGTAGCTAAGGTTCATGCCTTGTTGAAGGCTGACAAGAAGGAAAGATGTAAGCAAAACTTCCTTCCATTCGTGAGAGAGATGTGGTCTGCGTTTATACCGGGCAAGCATCATCAAATCATGGCAGACGCATTTGAGCGCGTCGCCAACGGTGATTTAAAGCGGCTTATTATCAACATGCCGCCTCGTCACACCAAATCCGAATTTGCTTCCTATCTTTTTCCAGCATGGTTCCTTGGAAAATACCCAGAGAAGAAAATAATTCAGACCGCCCACACCGCAGAACTGGCAGTGGGGTTTGGTCGTAAGGTGCGTAACTTAGTCAACACCCCAGACTACCAAGACATATTCCCTACAAAGCTATCCTCAGACTCCAAGGCAGCTGGTCGATGGAACACAGACAAGGGCGGTGATTACTTCGCTATCGGTGTCGGCGGTGCTGTAACTGGTAAAGGCGCTGACGTCCTTATTATCGACGACCCGCACTCAGAGCAAGAAGCCATGCTAGGCAACCCTTCTGTCTATGACAGGGTGTTTGAGTGGTACTCATCTGGTCCTCGGCAGCGTTTACAGCCGGGCGGAGCTATTGTAATCGTTATGTGTATGACAGGGGATACGCCTGTATTGATGGCTGACGGAACCACCAAGCCACTTGCGGATATTCGTGCAGGAGATTTTGTAGCTACATTTGACAACGGCAGGCTTAAAAAAAGCAAAGTCAATAATTGGCAGTCAAGTGGTGTTGATTTTATATATAAAATACAAACACAATCTGGTAAAGTTCTTCGTGCAAACGAGAGACATCCGTTTCTTGTAATGAACGAAGGAGTTTTGGAATGGACAAGATTGAATCAATTGCAAGTGGGAGACCAGCTTGTATCACTGAAGGATGCAATAGACCAGCACGAGCAACAACCAAACCGGGAAAATGTGGAGCTTGCCAAGCAAGGGAAAGTTACCACAGAAAGAATCCATCTGCCCCAAATAGACCAATTGGCCATCATGGAAAGTGGAAGGGCAAAACGTGCAGCGTTGAAGGTTGCACAAAAAACATTACAAGTCGTGGGTTGTGTGGCAAGCATTATCACCAAAAATATATTCCAAAAAAATCTTTTGAAGAAGCAAGAAAGCACAGGCTTAAGCACAGATACGGAATCACTATTGAGCAGTATGAAAAAATGGTTGAAGAGCGTGATGGCCGATGTGATGTCTGCGGTGAACATCCAACAAAAAAAAATACTCGTGCTCACTGGAACGGCAAGCTATGCATCGACCACTGCCATGAAACAGGAAAGGTCCGTGGACTGCTTTGCAACAACTGCAACCTCGCTGTCGGATACGGAAAAACAGCAGATATACTTGAGAAAGCTTCAGCTTATCTCAGACTTCACAACGGATTACGATAGTATCAATAACGNCTGACGGACAAGAAGAAGTATTTGATGTTGAGATTGAAAGAACTGAAAACTTTATAGCAAACGGCTTTGTGAGCCATAACACCCGGTGGTCTAAGCGAGACCTGACAGGGCAGATTCTGCAATCCGCAGCCAAGAGAGACTTGGATGAATGGGAAGTGATTGAGCTGCCAGCCTTGTTACCTTCAGGAAAGCCTTTGTGGAAAGAGTTCTGGCGACAGGAAGAGCTTGAAGCTATCAAATCAGAACTCCCAGTAAGCAAATGGGAAGCGCAATACCAGCAAAATCCAACCTCAGAAGAGGGTGCGATTATCAAAAGGGATATGTGGCAAATCTGGGAAAAGGATAGGCCACCCAAGTGTGACTACCTTATCCAATCATGGGACACCGCATTCGAGAAAAATAACCGTGCTGACTACTCCGCCTGCACGACGTGGGGCATCTTTTACCTAGAAGGTGAAGATGGGTATGAGATAGCCAACATTATCGTCCTAGACGCGTTTAAAGAGCGTATGGAGTTCCCTGAATTAAAGAAAACAGCCTATGAGATGTGGAAAGACTGGAACCCTGACACCTGTATTGTTGAAAAGAAAGCAGCAGGTTCTCCCCTTATTTATGAACTTCGCCGGATGGGAATACCAATTTCGGAATATACACCGGGCAAAGGGTCAGATAAGATAGCTCGTGTAAACGCTATTTCTGATTTATTTTCTTCAGGAATGGTTTGGAGACCAGACACTCGATGGGCTGAAGAGCTTGTCGAAGAAATCGCATCGTTTCCGAACGGAGACCATGATGACTTGGTCGACTCTACCAGCCAAGCGTTGCTTAGGTTTCGTCAGGGCGGATTTATTAAGCTTGCGACTGATGAAAAAGACAGACTTTTTGTCCCCCGTAGGGCGGCATACTATTAGGAATTAATATGGCTATCGAAAAAAGTTTATACGAAGCTCCGCAAGGCATTGCTGAAGTAATAGCAGTAGAAGACCCGGCAGAGATTGAAATTGAAATTGAAATGCCCGACGATGAAGAGCCTACTATTGAAGTAGAGGTTAAGACAGAGTCGGATTTTGACCAAAACCTTGCTGAAGAAGTCGATGAAAGCGTTCTTCAGGAGATTTCTAGCGAGATACTTGACCTGATTAAGGTTGACTTGCAGTCAAGACGTGACTGGGAACGCACCTATAAGGAAGGTTTAGAGCTTCTTGGCCTTAGTATTGAGGAAAGAACAGAGCCTTGGGACGGTGCATGCGGTGTTTATCACCCAATCCTGTCAGAAGCTGTCGTTAAATTCCAGTCAGAGGCGATTATTGAGACATTCCCTGCATCTGGTCCTGTAAAAACCAAGATTATTGGCAAGATTACCCGCGAAAAAGAAGAGGCTGCAGCGCGTGTCCGAGAGGATATGAACTATGAACTCACAGAAAAGATGGTTGAGTACCGTAGTGAGCATGAAAGACTGCTTTGGTCTCTACCAATCACTGGCTCTGCGTTTAAAAAGGTCTACTACGACCCAACAATGGACCGCCCAGTGGCTATGTTTGTCTCGGCAGAGGACATTATCGTCCCATACGGTGCGTCAGACCTCTTCTCATCGCCTCGTATCACGCATCGTATGCGTAAAACCCCTAATCAGTTGCGTAAGCTCCAAGTATCAGGGTTCTACCGAGACGTTGAGCTGCCAGAACCTAACCATATTACAAACGATATTGAGCAAGCCAAAGATAAAGACTCAGGCATAGAGCTTGTTGAAGACGACCGCTACTTAATTTATGAAGCACATATCGAATATGACTTACCGGGCTATGAAGACCCAGACGGCATTGCGCTTCCTTATGTGATTACGATAGATTCTTCAGGTGAAGTCCTGTCAATTCGCAGAAACTACTTAGAGGATGACGAAACAAAGACTCGCAGACTTCATTTCTCGCATTACAACTACATACCGGGCTTTGGCTTCTACGGATTTGGCTTAATTCACTTGGTTGGTGGCTTTGCCAAGTCAGCTACGTCAATTCTGCGTCAATTGGTAGATGCAGGCACATTGTCTAATCTGCCGGGCGGGTTTAAATCTAAAGATTTGCGTGTAAAAGGCGATGACACACCAATCGCTCCGGGTGAATGGCGAGATGTTGATGTCACCGGCGCAACTATCAAAGATTCCATTGTCCCTCTTCCGTACAAAGAGCCAAGTGCAACGCTTTACAATTTGTTAAACACAATTGTTGAAGAAGGACGCAAGTTTGCTTCAGTAGCAGACCTGAAAGTTTCCGATATGTCAGCTCAGGCACCAGTCGGTACTACACTGGCTATCCTTGAGCGCACACTGAAGGTTATGTCTGCAGTTCAAGCAAGAACTCACGCAGCGATGAAGCATGAGTTTAAACTGATTGCTTCCTTGGTTCGTGACTTTGCTCCTGAAGAGTATGACTACGAAACAGATGCACCTATGCAAGCACGTAGGGCTGACTATGAAGTTGTAGAAATCATCCCTGTGTCTGACCCAAATGCTTCTACCATGGCACAACGTGTTGTACAGCATCAAGCAGCGCTGCAACTGGCAAATACCGCACCAAATATCTACGACCTTCCTGAGCTTCATAGGCAAATGCTTGAGGTTCTGGGCATCAAAAATGTCGAGAAGATTATTCCGATAACAGATGACCATAAGCCACAAGACCCAATCTCTGAAAACATGGCTATCTTGAACACCAAGCCAGTCAAAGCTTTCTTGTATCAAGACCACGAAGCACATATCAGGATTCACCAGAACGCAGCACAAGACCCAAAATTGCAACAGATTATGGGACAGAACCCACAAGCAGCTGTTATGCAAGCAGCCCTGCAAGCGCATATCGCAGAGCATGTGGCATTCCAGTATCGAATTGAAATCGAGAAGATGCTTGGTGTGGCTCTGCCACCAGAAGGTGAGCAATTACCTGAAGATGTTGAAGTGCAATTGTCTCGTGCAGTCGCTGATGCTTCTGACAAACTGCTTGCCAAAGACGCGGCTGAAGCACAGCAACAACAGATTCAACAGCAAATGCAAGACCCAGTTATACAAATGCAACAGAAAGAGCTTGAGCTTAAAGAAGCTGACTTGCAACGCAAAACAGCAAAAGACCAGACTGACGCAGCGCTTAAAGCTGCTCAGATTGAGAAGACCGACGAGAGAGAGCGTGAGCGCATTAAAGCTCAAACTTCTATTGAAGGAGCAAAGATTGGCGTTGAGGTTGCTAAACACAAAGAAGATGTAAGTATGAAACAAGCTATCGAAGGCGCAAAACTAGGAGTTCAAATTGGCACTAGCAGACTACCTAATAAATGAACTGAATAAAGACCAGCAAGCGCTAATTGAAAAACTAGCGTTTAAGTCCGGTCGAGGATTACCCCTCGTATTGCTCGATGGTTGGAGAGATACGAGGATTACAACGTGCAATAAGACTGATAGAGGATTTACCAGATGAGTAATCTGCCTGAGCCGAAAGGCTACAAAGTATTAATTGCCATTCCAAAGAAGGATAACACCTTCGGCAATTCAAGCATTCTTATTCCTGAAGAACACAGGAAGAAAGAAGAAACCGCCTCCATTACTGGCCTTGTGGTCAAGATGGGGTCGCTCGCCTATAGAGACGAAAACAAGTTCCCCGATGGTCCGTATTGCCAAGAGGGTGATTTTATCGTCATGAGGGCATATTCCGGCACTCGCTTTACCGTCAAATCAGACGAGGGTGAGCAAGAGTTCCGCTTAATCGACGACGACACAGTAGAAGCCGTTGTCGCAGACCCACGGTCTATCAACCGCGTTTAAAGGAGTAATACTATGGCTGAGCAAGAAGAGTTTTTAACTGAAGACGAAATTTTGATTGAGGACGAATCCGAGATTGAAATTGTCGATGACACGCCAGAAGAAGACCGAGGCAAAAAACCGCTGGTCAATGGCGAACTGGAAGTTTCAGATGATGAAATTGCAACGTACTCAGAAAATGTGCAGAAGCGCATTAAAGAGTTACGTCGAGTTTATCATGACGAACGCCGAGAGAAAGAAAAGGCTTACCGTGAACAGCAAGAGGCAATTACTTATGCCAAAGCTGTAGCGGAACAGAATCGCATGCTGCAAGAACGTTTGCAACAAGGCGAGCAAGTCTTAATGACCTCTAACAAGCAACGTGCAGAGGCTCTTCTTGCACAGGCAGAGAGGGAGTATAAAGAAGCTTATGAAGCAGGTGATGCGGACGCGATTACAGCTGCTCAGAGAAAGATTTCTGAGATTGTAGCTGATAAGCGAGATGTCGATAATTATCGCCCTCGTTTCCAAGCCCCTTTACAAACTCCAGAAATTCCTGTAAATAATGAATTACCACAGGTCGTCCCTGACGAACGCACCCGTCAATGGGTCACCAAGAATACTTGGTTTGAAACCGATGCTGTAATGAGAGGTGCTGCTTTTGGTATTCACGACGAACTCGTCAAGTCTGGATACGTCGCTGGTTCTGACGCATACTACGAGCAAATTGATGCTCGCATCCGGGAAACATTTCCCAACAAGTTCAGGTCTTCTAGGCCTGCGAATGTTGTTGCTTCTGCGACACGAAGCTCGTCAGGTTCACACAAGGTGAAGTTGACCACTTCACAAGTCGCCATAGCCAAAAAGCTTGGTATCCCTATTGAAAAATATGCAGAACAAGTAATGAAGGAGAACAACAATGTCCGATAGAACCCCACGCGAACTTGATACACGCGCAAATAATGAACGGAAGAGAACATGGGCACCGCCCTCTTTGCTTCCTAATGTAAGAAAAGAAGACGGTTATAGTTACCGCTGGATTCGCAAGTCGATGATGGGCGTAGCTGATGACCGTAATATGATGTCCAAGCAGGACGAAGGCTGGGTTCCAGTCAGGCGTGAAGACCACCCTGAATTCCAACACAGCGGTCGTAATGATGGATTAGTTGAAATTGGCGGGTTGGTACTCTGCAAAACAGCTACTGAAATGGTAAACCAACGTAATTCATATTACCGGAACCATACTCAGCAGCAGACTGCTGCAGTAGATAACAACCTCATGAAAGAAAATGACCCTCGTATGCCGCTATTCAGTGAGCGCAAGTCGACCACAAGCAGAGGCAAGCGAGATTAATCAAGGAGTAAACAAATGGCATATCCAACTGTTAATGCTCCCTACGGCTTTAAACCGGTAAACCGTGTAGACGGTATGGCATACGCTGGTGCAATTCGACAAATTCCGATTGCATCTGACTATACAGACCCTATCTTCAACGGCGATACCGTAGTTTTAGTCGAGGGTGGCACTATTGAAGCCGCTGGCACTACCGCAACTGGTCCTGTACTAGGTGTATTGGTAGGCTGTGCATATACTAATTCTATGAGTCAACCTGTACAGGGTCAGTATTTCCCCGGTGCTGGTGTGACTAACGCTATTGCATACGTGGTAGACGACCCTATGGCTGCTTTCAAAGTGGCTTGTACTGACGGCACAGATATTACGCCTGTTGGTCAGGAAATCGTCGGTACTAACGTTCCCGGTGTCGTAGGCACAGGTGACGCTGCAACTGGCAATTCTGGCTCGTCCGTAGACGTAAGCTCGGCAGATGATACAGATACACTGCCGTTCCGCGTTATTGCAGGCGTTGCAGATACTGCTACCGCAGATGGGTTCGTGGAAGTTCTTGTTAAGATTAACGACCACCAGTACAACAACACCACCGGCAATGCGTTGCCCGCTTAAGGAGTAATTAAATGGCTATTTCACGCGCACAGTTACTGAAAGAGCTGCTCCCCGGCCTAAACGCATTGTTTGGTCTGGAGTATGCAAAATATGGCGAAGAGCATAAGGAAGTGTTTGAAACTGAAACTTCTGACCGTTCTTTTGAAGAAGAAACCAAGTTGTCTGGCTTTAGTGCCGCTCCTGTTAAATCAGAAGGCGGTGCAATTGCTTATGACAATGCACAAGAAGCTTGGACTGCTCGCTACAACCACGAAACTATCGCTTTGGGCTTCTCTATTACAGAAGAAGCTATCGAAGATAACCTGTATGACTCTTTGTCTGCTCGTTATACCAAGGCTTTGGCTCGTGCTATGGCGTACACCAAGCAAGTAAAAGCCGCTAACGTTTTAAACAACGGCTTTGATTCCAACTTCGCTGGCGGCGATGGTGTTGAGTTGTTCTCTAGCTCTCATCCTCTTGTCTCTGGTGGTGTAAACAGTAACGTTCCGGCTACTAATGCTGACTTGAATGAGACTTCTCTTGAAGCCGCTGTCATTCAAATCGCTGCATGGACTGACGAACGTGGTCTGTTGATTGCTGCCAAGCCACGCAAGTTGATTGTTCCACCAGCTTTGATGTTCGTAGCTACTCGTTTGTTAGAGACAGAACTTCGTGTCGCTACTGCAGATAACGACCTCAATGCTATTAAGAGTAACGGTTCTATCCCCGGCGGATATGCAGTGAACCACTTCTTGACCGACCCGAACGCATGGTTCCTGACCACTGACGTTCCAAATGGCCTGAAGCATTTCGTTCGCTCGCCTATGTCTCAGTCGATGGATGGTGACTTTGATACTGGCAACGTCCGTTATAAATCTCGTGAGCGTTACAGCTTCGGCTGGTCTGACCCTCTCGGCATTTATGGCTCTGATGGTGCTTAAGAAGTAAAGAAGGGGGAGAAGAAATTCTCCCCTTTTCTGTTTAAACATTGTATTATTTCTCTACCCCAAGATTTTTATCTGTATCGACTGGCTTGGCAGACTTAGTAGAAGACGATGCAGAGATGTGCTACTACACGAAAGGAGCCTTAAATGGCTAAAACTCGATTCTCCGGACCCGTATTTTCTGACAATGGATTTGTTGGTGCATTTACCTCAACATCTGTTCAATTACAAAGCAACAACGACAATAAGATTACCCTTGATGCACCTAATGGGCTGTCTGCAAATTACACATTAGTTTTCCCGCCTAACGATGGTGATAACGGTCAGGTTCTTACAACCAACGGCTCTGGCGTTACTACATGGACAACCAATGGCGTAGGCACAGTTACTTCTGTTGGTGGTACAGGCACTGTAAATGGCTTGGCACTAAGCGGCACAGTTACTTCTTCTGGCAATTTATCTCTTGGTGGTCAATTTGTTCTTCCAGCAAGCACAGTCATTGAATTGGAAGACGAAGATGATGCTATAAACACCACAGGTAAGTACACAGGAAAGATGGTTGTTACACTAGCTGATGGTCTTATTTTTACCGCTAGTGGTGCTGGTGTAAACGATGTTTGGTATGCATCTGACGGTTCTACATCTGCAACCCCAATCTAAATAATAGGAGATTGCTATGGGTATGCAATATGACGTACTAGCGTCAAAGCCTATCTCTGCTACTGGGCAAGCTAAAAATCAAGCTGACCAGAACCTTGGTCGAGTTCGCATTAAAACGATTTACGGCATATCCGGCACAGCTGCTGGTTCTGTCGTAATTCGTGATGGTGGTACTGGGGGTGATGTATTAATTACTCTCAATACACCAGCCAAAGCGGATTCAGGCACATTTTGGCTTCCCTTACCCGGTGAAGGCATTTTGGCAGAAACTGATGTCCATGTAACAGTTGCTGACATTGGTTCTGTAACTTTGATTTATGGCTAAGTCTCCTGCATGGCAGCGTAAGGAAGGGAAAGACCCTAAAGGCGGTTTAAACGCCAAGGGTCGTTCTGCTTACAACAAAGCCAATCCCGGTAAGCCGGGACTAAAGGCACCAGCCCCTAATCCAAAGACAGANAAAGACGCCGCTCGGCGCAAGTCTTTCTGCGCGAGAATGTCTGGCATGAAGTCAAAGCTGACAGGCGAAAAAGCCAAAAAAGACCCCAACTCAAGAATNAACAAATCACTAAGAGCTTGGAAATGTTAAATTATGGAAATGATGTTATGGAACATAGTGCTGTCCTTAATTGTTGCACTAATGATGTTTCTTTTAAAAGGCAAGGTGGATGAGTTGAGCCGACTTAGCATTCTTTTAAATAGAACTCGTGAAGAGATTGCTCGTGAGCATATCACTAGGCGAGAAGTGGACGATAAGGTTGACCGCATTGTCGAGCGTTTTGATGATGGGTTTAAACGCTTAGAAGGCAAGATTGACGAACTATCACGCAATCAATTTCAACAAAATACTTTAAGTGGACACCAATAAATGGACACAAATGACAAACGTTCATCTCGTACAAGGATGATTGATGAAGCCTCTACAGAAGACAGCGCATTTAAGCGTGGCGTTAAAAGTATTACAGGCGCTATTAGTCGTGGTCTTGACCGCGTTGGGTTTACTCAAGAGAAAACGTTCAAGGACAAGACAAAGGAAGAGCTGGCAGTAAAGAAGCGCTCTCGTGGCGGCTCTGTAAGCTCTGCCTCTAAGCGAGCTGATGGCATTGCTCAAAAGGGCAAGACTAAGGGCAGAATGGTATGAAACCTTCGGCAAAAGTCGAAAAGGTAATGAAGGAATTTAAGTCTGGAGACCTGAAGTCTTCTTCTGGTCAAAAGGTAAACAGCCGCAAGCAGGCCGTAGCAATAGCCCTTAGCGAAGCGGGTATGTCTAAGAAAGGAAACAACATGAAAGCAGATGGCGTAGCAAAGAAGGGCAAAACTAAAGCTGATATGGTTAAGATGGCCAAAGGCGGAAAGCCCAAGAAGTACATGATGGGCGGTATGGCAGAAGATGCTCGTGGAAACCGTGGCGGTGCTATGCGCGGCCTTGACCGTGCAGCTGCTATGAGCGGTCGTGACATGAGCGGCATGGGTCGTCCTGCTGGCATGAAAAAAGGCGGCGTGGTCAAGAAAGCCAAGGGCGGTGGTTGTGAAGTCCGTGGCAAGACCAAAGGCAAAATGGTTAAGATGTAATGAGACCTAGCCGTGGGATGGGGATAATTAGCCCCGGAAAAATTAAATCAATTCGTAAGAGAGACGGAAATGAACCGGTTAAGCTTATGGCTGAAGGCGGTCTTTACGAAAATATCCATGCGAAAAGAAAGCGTATCGCAGCAGGCTCCGGAGAAAAGATGCGAAAACCCGGAACAGCTGGAGCGCCCAAGGCGTCGGCGTTCAAGAAGGCGGCGCTATCCACCAAGGGTAAAAAGTAATGGACCGAGTTGAGTACAATCCAGACACTGACGGCAACGTCTTTAACTGGATTGTAGAAACCGCAGAACGTGTGCGGGAAGAAAGACGCAAAGAGCGTGAGAAAATAGAGCAAGCAGTAGCAGAAGGCGAGTATAAATATGACTACAAGCGGCACAAGTTCATTTAACCTTGATTTAAACAGTATTGTTGAAGAAGCTTTTGAGCGTTGCGGCTCAGAGCTTCGCACTGGTTATGACCTTCGTACTGCGCGTCGCAGTTTAAACTTGCTTACTGTTGAATGGGCAAACAGAGGTATTAATCTTTGGACTATTGAACAAGGAGAAATCCCTCTAGTTCAAAATCAAATTACCTATGACCTTCCAGCAGACACTATTGATTTGCTAGAGCATGTTACTCGTACTGGTACGGGCAGCAATCAGCAAGACATATCAATTACTCGTATATCTGTATCTACATACGCCACCATTCCTAACAAGAACGCTACAGGACGCCCTATTCAAGTTTGGATAGACCGTAAGTCCGGTGCAGAGTATCCAGACGGCCTGCTGCCTCCCGGCGAAGTGCAGAGACCACCACAAATCAATGTTTACCCTGCTCCTGACCAAGGAACCCTACAAGACCCGTACTACAAATTTGTGTACTGGCGTTTACGTCGCATTCAGGACTCTGGAAACGGTGTAAATACACAAGATATTCCATTTAGGTTCTTGAACTGCATGATTGCTGGTCTGGCATATTACTTGTCATTGAAGATTCCACAAGCTGCAGAGCGCACGATGTTACTTAAGGAACAATACGAGGAGCAGTGGAGATTTGCTACACAGGAAGACCGTGAGAAGGCTCCTGTCCGCTTTGTACCTAGACGGATGTCTATTTAAAATGCCTAAATACGCTCAAGATGAACTACGAGATGTAGTCAAAAGAATTACCGCGACGGCTAATGCAGCTAGAGATAAAGAAAACACTTTTGCTAGTGGCAGGTTGGGGTATAAACATCCTATTAGCGATACCTCAGACTTAGAGCTAGGACTTATGGGGCACTATGCAAAGGGAAAAGACTACAAAGACGTAGGCTTAGATAGGGCAGATTTAAAATACAGTAAAAGATTCAAAGATGAATCTGAGCTAAGAGCTAGATTTGGAGCTAATCTGAATAAAAATAGTGGGAAACGTGGAGTTGATGAGTTTGGTGTGGAGTATGAAATACCATTTAAAAAGGGCGGACGAGTAAAAGGAAAGGCAAAGTCAGCATCTCAGCGAGGTGATGGATGCGCTAAACGCGGTAAAACACGTGGAAAAATTAGGTAATGGCAAACAGATTTGCATCTGCAAAGCATTCCATTGCGGAGTGCGACCGTTGTGGCTTTAGGTTCCCATTAAAGGAACTGAAGGCATTGGTCATTAAGACCAAAAAGGTCAATATATTGGTATGCCCAGATTGCTGGGAACCTGACCAGCCTCAGTTGCAACTTGGTATGTACCCTGTGGATGACCCGCAGGCAGTGAGAAACCCAAGGAAAGACCAAAGCTATTTTCAGGCAGGTTTAAATGGGTTGCAGCTAATAAATGGTACAGGTCAAGATATTGACCAAACTGGAGTTCCCACTATGGGCAGTCGCATTATACAATGGGGCTGGAATCCTGTAGGTTTAAACGACCCGTTGAACCTGTATGGTTTAGAAAACAACTTAGTTGCGATAGCGGAAGTTGGTACTGTAACGGTACAGATTACTTAGGAGCTAATGATGAAACACTCAGATGCAAAGAAAGACAAGCCTCTCATGGAGAAGGTTGCTAAGAAAGCCGTAAAAAAGCATGAAGTTGCTATGCATGCAAAAGGCGGTAAGGCTAACGTAAGCATGAGTAAGTATGGTAGTAACATGCCAAAGATTATTAACAAACGTTCCTCTTCAAGGAGTCGATAATGGAAAAGACACCAAAAAACAAACCTATTCCGGTTGGTGCAAACAACTGTGGGTATCCAAACAACGTGCCTAATACGCAAGTTGTAAAGACTCGTGGTACTGGCGCAGCAACTAAAGGTACTCATTCTAGTAAGAAGCTTGGGTAAGCTATGAACTACGTTCAACTTGTTGCTGCAATCAAGGGCTACGCTGAAAACGCTTTTCCTTCGACGGTAGGCGATTTTACCAGTGCAGACCAGATTGCCACGTTTGTAAAAGAAGCGGAGCAGCGCATATACAACTCTGTGCAGCTTCCTGCATTGCGTCGTAATGTCACAGGCAATGTCACACAGAGCAACAAGTATTTGACCCTTCCGCAAGATTGGCTTGCCACGTTCTCCGTGGCTGTCGTAGACCCTGATACATCAGAATATGAGTATCTGCTAGACAAGGATGTGAACTTCATTCGTGAAGCATTTCCTTTCCCCGGTGTGACAGGCAAGCCTACGCACTACGGACAGTTTGACCAAAATACATTTATTCTTGGTCCTACACCTGATAAGAACTATGGCGTAGAGCTTCATTATTACTACTACCCACAATCAATAGTTACCGCAGGTACATCATGGCTTGGTGATAATTTTGACTCCGCATTGCTGTATGGCTCTTTACTAGAGGCAGCTGCGTTCATGAAAGAGTCTGACCAAGATGTTGTCGGGCAGTACACCGCTCGCTACAATGAAGCACTGATGTTGCTCAAACAGTTGGGTGAAGGTAAGAATAGAACTGATGCATATAGAACAGGACAGATAAGGGTACCAATAAGATGATGCAATATATGGACAAAGGCGTTCTTCTGGGCGGTTCTGTGCTTGTTATGACTACAGACAATCGTGGTTTTACGCCAGAAGAAATTGCTGAAAGAGCGCTTGACAAGATTATTTATGTTGGAGGCCAAAGCCATCCACATATTACTGAGCAAGCAGAAGCTTTTCGGGAGAATATCAGAAAGATTCTGGTGTTCTACATGGAAGAAGCAATTAAGTCCAACAAGACAACGATTGCAGCAAGACTTCGGGATGCAGGACACCCCGAATTGATTAAACTTTTAGATTAAGGAGTAATTAAATGGCTATTTCACAGGCTATGGCAACATCGTTTAAACAAGAACTGATGCAGGCACTTCACGACTTTGACAATCCCGGTGGCAACACCTTCAAGATTTCTATGTACACCTCTTCGGCAACTCTGGGTGCGTCTACAACCGCATATACCAGCACAAACGAAGTTACTGGTACAAACTATACTGCTGGCGGTCAATACGCTTTCCTCAGTAACACCAACAAGCTCTGGCACTACGGCTTTCACCGTATTTTGCTGATACCACTTGGACATCAGCAACAATCACAGCCAATGGCGCTTTGATTTACAACAACACAAACAGCAATCGTGCTGTTGCAGTATTGGCTTTTGGCGGAGATAAAACTTCTACCAATGGTGACTTTACTATTGTGTTCCCTGCAGCAGATGCCTCTAACGCTATTATTCGTATAGCTTAGTAAGGGTTGTTATGTAGCACTTACACTAAGGGGCGGTATTTTACGCCCCTTTTTTACATTTAGGACACCATGGCCTTAAAAACCATCATTCTAACTTCGGGTACGGCGTGGACGGTTCCAAGCGATTGGACCAATATAAACACGACTATACGAGTTATTGGTGGCGGTGGTGGTGGGCGTAGAGGGGCTACCTCTACAAGCGCTGGTGGTGGTGGCGGTGGTGGCGGGTATTCTGCTATAACTCATGCAGATATAACACTTACTCGTGGTGCTTCAGTAAACATACAAATAGGCACTTTTGGTGCTGGT